GAAGGTATACAGGTTCTGCCGCTCATAAAAGCGGGGATCGTTTTGGGTGCGCGGAGCAGCAAGCTTTTGCGCAAGACCCATCAGCGCTTCTTTACGGCTGGGTGCCTCTAGCAACTTGAGCCTTGCCTCTTGAATTTGTTCAAGGACCTTACGGTTCTTTTCCGCCTCAGAAGAAGCAGAGGACAACTGCTTGCGAAGTTCAGCAATAGACACTAATGAGTCAAGAGGCCCATAAGGAACCTCTTCATCAGCGGTCTCGTCAACGGTCTCGTCCTGAAGTTCGTCCTCAAGACCTGCTTCTTCGTCTTCATCAAAAAGAGGCATAACTTACTCCGTTAACCGCCCTTCGGCGTTTCCTTGTCCGGAAAGTACTTTTTAATGAGTTCTAAAATCTCATTAACACCAGCGCCGCCAGTAATGATCTTTTTAATCAGTGGATCTTCACCCGGAGATCCCGGCGTAGTGGTTGCATCAACCACCGTGGTCTGCGGCAACTGAATGCTTTTAAGGATTTCAGCCATGAAAGCAATTTTGCGCTCCGGATCTTTCTCCTGCTCAAGGAAGTCTTTGTAAGCAAGTTCCAGATTCTTCTGCTTCATCTCGCGCTCTTTCTCGCCAATGTCCATGTAAGTCTTGGCTTCGCGACCACCCAGAACCTGCTCCGTCTCGGCAGCGCCCATATACTTATCAGCAAGAGCCCGAAGGTTCTCAGCATCCTTGAGCGACAGCTCGCCACGAGTACTGCCAATACGGCTCAACAGTTCAGCGTCTGCCGAAGTCAACTGGCCCGCAGCCCTGCCAATTTCAGCAAGTCGAGAAGCGTCGTCGCCCGTCAACTGACCAATTTTGCCGCCAATGCCAGAAATACGCTCAACGTCTCTAGCAAAGATGTCCGCTGCCTGACCATAACCAGCCTGCAACGCCTTGCTCTGCTCACCCAAAACGGACTGCTGAACATCACGCAGGGCACGAGCGCCAAACTCTCCCATACGGGTGCTGCCCGGACCCACGCCAAACTGACCAGAGCGAATAAACTCTTCGCCTACCGCCGGGAGATACTTTTCCTGAAGTTGCTTTACACCAACATCTGCGATTTGCTCAACAACCGCCTTGGTGTACGGATTCATGTATTCCGCAGCAGCTTCAGGGAAAGTCCTTGCCGCATAAGCAAGATAAGGCTGCGCCGCCGCTACCCCAGAAGCACCCGCTGCCTTGGAGAAGTAGTCCCTCGCAGCACCAGCCCCAGACATCTTCTCTGCCCTAGAAAGGGCATCTTCCGCAGCCCCAAGGCCGCTGTACTTCTTGGACGCCCCCAAGGCATCGTAAGCCTCTTTCAGCGACGGCTTGTATGCTCCAGCCGCTGTCTTGGCCTTCTCAAATCCTTCGCGCTCAGTGGCTGTAAAGTCTGCAATACGCGGGCCGGTATAGGTCGCATAAGGAAGATCGCCAATGGCCTTAGCCTTGCCAAGTATGTCCGAAGCGTATTCGTTATACCATGCAGGCAACTGAATGCTGGTCGTAGTCGTTGATGAACCAGCAGTTGGGGCTTTGCCACCGAACAAAAAGTCTACTACGCTCATTAGGTCAACCCTCCGCCCATGTACTTATCGGGCGATTTAGCGTCCGGACTGATCTGGCCACGCGATAGGGCACGACCCTTGTGCCTCCGGATATTAGCACGGAATTGGTCCATTCTACGGGCCCCCTCCTTGGTCGAGCCGTCGCCCAAAAGAGCCAAGGTTTCAGCGTCCATTACATACTCCCCGTCGCTGAGAAGTGCCGGAATCTTGTCGTCCCGACCAGAGCCTTCTCCGGCCATATATCGGGAACGGTTAGACCCCCCGGCGGCGTACCCCGTCAGACCCCCCATAGCCATGCCCGTTTCAGGCTCCTTGGCCGGTGGCTGCGTCGGTGCAACCACTTTCTGGGCGTACTCAAAAAACCGCGCCTCCGGACGGGTGCCGTAGGTGTAGTAGTCAATGTCCGGGCTCAACTGGGTACGCTTGATTTCGTACTTCGGCAACGCTCCGCCCAGACCACCAGTGACGCCAGTGCCCGTAGTTTTAGTCGTAGTCCCCGAAGAGGAAGAACCAGCCGCTAGACCCCCAAGGAGCTTCAGGATGTTCTCAGGGGTGGCGTAGTCGCCCAGCAGGTCCTTCAGTTTGTCTAAGAAGGAGGGAGCAACAACAGTAGATGCTTTAGCCAAATTTTCTTGAATTTTGTCCAGTTCTTTTTCTGTTTTTGACGTTTCCTTTGGCTCACCAGTTACAGGATCAACATTAGGATCTGTAAAGCCTTCAGTTAAAGCGCCAGTGGTCAAGCCAAGAGCGACATCTTTAACGTCCAAAGGCGTAGGTTTAGATCCCTTAACAACAACCTCTGGAGTCGTTTGATCTTCTACTTTCTTATCTTCAAAGCCCGGCTTCTCAGCGCCAGTTTGCTCGCTTAAAGACTTTTCAAGTTCTTCTAAACCACCTTTTTCAGTAATTACGAGAGGATTTATAACAGGCTTGACGGCAGACCCAGTAACCTTAATTGTCTCCAAGTCTTCCTCGGCCTTTTCCTCTTCAGCCTTCTGCTCGGCCTCCTTAGCCTCTTCTATCTGACGCTCAGACAAAATATCTTGAACGCCACCAGTTGTAACGGTGCTTGCAAGAGCCTTCTCAAGATTTGGCTTAAAGGTAGATACTTCAATTTGTTCAAGACCTGCCTCTGCTTGACTACGCAAAGCATTATCAATTGCCTTGGAAACAAGCGTCCCGGTAACCGCAGATCCAAGCCCTTGTTCAGCAGCGGCACGAACGACAACTTCAGCAAGAGCATCGCCGGTTAACCCAGCAGCAACACCTTGAGTAGCGGCTTTTTCTACAGCCGACTCTGCTGCTTTTGATACAGCACTAGAAGACGGAATAAGATCTCCAACCTTTTGGCCAACAGTGGTTCCAACATAAGTCGCCGCAGCGGCCTTGAGAACAGCCTTCATGTCGCCGCCAGTTTCAGCGTAAGTTTGAGCGGCCTTAGTTAGCGCAGCAGCCGTGGGAGGAATTCCTGCCGCAGCCATAATGGCATCAAGCCCGTACTCGGTTGCAAACTTAATGGCATCAGTTATTACAGACTCTTTCGCTTTAAGCCCCGCTCGCGGATCAGCAAATCCAGCCTTGCCACCCAGTTCCGCAAGGTTTCTCTCCAAGGCACGCTCGGAAATAAAGTCGCTTCGATCACCATATCGCTTGAGGTACTCTTCCTGAGGCAACTCGGCATAGAACTTGCGCATCTCATCTGCCGTCATCGGGCCACGCAGGTAACGCATCTTGTCGGGGTCAATAATGTTCTCAAAGAACATTCCCTTGCCTTCTTGCTCAGCCTTCAGCGCAACATCAAACGCACCCTTGAAGTCATTAGCTTTCAGTCGGTCGCCAATCTCCGAAAGAATCGCATTGCGCTCAAGATAGGGTTCGCTAATTTGCTTTTGGGCAGCGGTAAGGTCTTCTTCAGAAAGACCAGACATTTTTGCCACTTCAGCAGTTGAAACTTCAGGAGCCTTCTGAGGAGCCACATAAGACTTGGCGATCTCCTCGCGCATAGCCTTTTCAGCATCAGTCTCCTCAGGAGCATATAGCGACTTCTCAATAACCGTGGGCAATCCACCACCGCCACCGCCGCCAAAGTCCAACGCAAAGTTCAGCGCACCAATAGGCTCCATCCTCGCGGCATCGGCTTGAGTAAGCAGTGCATAGGACTCTTGCATGGCCTTGGCTTGCTCAGGAGTCTTCGGCTCAACAAACTGACTAGCTGTCTCAATAGGCGAAGCAACAGCAGGCGGGGCGGCAACCACAGGCTTCGGAGCCTCAACGGGAGCAGCAGCCCTAGCCTCCTCAGCAACCCTAGCCTCCTCTGCCGCACGCTCAGCCGCCAAACGATCCTGCTCTGCTGCAATGCGCTCTTGTTCTTTACGCGCTGCCGCTGCCTCACGGGCTGTCCGGGCTTCTGCCTCTGCACGCTCTGCCATGGCTGCTTCACGAGCCAACTGCGCCTCTCGGGCTGCAATCAGTTCCTGTTCTGCCCCTACATCCGAAAAAGCAGGAGCCATCTCAGGCGCAACCTCAGGACTGTATTGAGACAGGATTGACTCCATCTCTTTAGAAGAAATGCCAGAAACGGCCTCTTCAACATCAGGCATGTCACCATAAGTGTAGAAATTAGCCATGACTCACCTAATCCAAAACTTGGTAAAACCGAAGGGCCCATTCACGCCAGTCTGAAAACTGATACGGCGACGGCGGATTACGTTGCGAAATACCATTAATACCAATGATTCCTGCGCCCCAATTCTGCCACTCGCTTTCTTTCTCAAGACGAGCAATAGGGCCATAAGACTCTAAGTCAAGCACAGTGTAATCAGCCCAATTCTGCAAAGAATGGAATCGCGGGTCTGTTAAAAGACTCACGGGTTTTCTCCCAGAATCGTGCCCGTAGCCGGTTCGATGTGAGCAATCGTCTGCCCCATCTGGTAATTGCCGCCAATCACGTTGCTCTCAAACCTAAAGCGCAACTCGCGACGAATCTCGCGGAAATACACTAACTGCTGCTGCTTGGTCTGGGGAGAGGCGTAAATGGTCTGTGGGTCACTCGTAACCTCAGCAGACTTGGCATTGGCCCGACCCGTAACCTGAACCGTCATGTCGCCTGCCTGAACAAAGTCTGGCTCAATCATCTCAACGCGAAGGGCCATGTTCTGCGGGTTTTCTGAAGCAAGAAGCGACATGTCAGAAGTCTCAAAGTACGACTGCACCGGCCTGATCTGAGTGCCGTTGATCTCATCCACTCCGTACTCGTGCTGCCACACCACATACCCCTTCGGGTCGTTGATGATTCTGGGGCTACCGTCTTCGGTTACACGCAAGTCACCAGTGTCCGTGATGCGATAAATAGGCTGCGTCGCCTCAGTGTCAATAACACCAATCACCAGCGGAGAGCTAAACACCTGCGCATACTGACCAGCAGAACGCCCGTCATTGGGCAGAATGGTGTCGTACCACGTTTCCTCACGCACGTTGTAAATCACAGCATGAGTACATTCAGTAGCGTTGCCACGGGGGTAGCACCACCAGATCTCGCCCCAGCGCGGTACTTTGAATGCAAAGACCTTTTGACGCTGAGCATAGTTCAAGTTGTCGTAAAACCAGTTCAGGTTAAGCTGATTCGGTACTTCGCGTACAACACCGTTGAACATCAAGAAGCGGTCAACGCCGCACCAGAAGTACAAACCATCGTACTCAATCACGCTCTTCCCAGAGAGAATGCTTGACTGCGAGGTAATGGTGTCAAAGTTGAAGATGGACGATCCACCTACATACGTCGCACGAACCAAAGAGTCCAAAGACCAAAAGAGACCAGACGGAGCATTGCCAGCACCCGCTCGCAGCGGAAGACCCTTGACGATCTTCTGACTGGTTACACGGGCAGCGCCAGAGCCAGATCCGCTCCAGTCATCCGTATATCCCGCACGGCTCCACTGCACAAAGCCATCTGTGCCATAGGCAAACACATACGGCGCAAGCGCCACAATTCCGCCAGACACCGTGACCGCAGAAACTAAGTCCAAAGCGCCCGTGCCGTTGTCGTAGCCGCGATACAAAGCGCCATTCTGATCAGAAGAAATGTCTTCCAGATCCGACGATACATGCGCCAGAATTTCGTTCTGATTGGTTGTGGTGTTATACGCCACATCAAAATGCCACATGGCATCAATGTCGCTAACGTAATACGGGTTCGTCCGATTGGTGACAATGCTGCTCGCGCCGTTTTGGCTCAGGCGAAACCGGAACACGCCATCCGACGTACCAATATGGACATAGGTATATCCATTATGATTGTGAATGTGCATGCCACGCGCAATGCCATCTAGCCGGTCTTGAAGAGCACGATAGCCGCCCATCTTTCTCGGCAGGCCACGCTGAAACCGGCACCACTGCCCGTCAACGTAATAGTTGCCTTCAAACTTCGTACCGTCCCGCTTGATACCGGGTTGCGGACGCAGAACAACTGGCTGCAAAGGCATTAGTACGTGCCACCCTTAATGGGGTCAAGATCCAAGGCAATCTGGGCCGCTGAAGTACTCGCAGCAATAAACACAGCGTTACCTACGGTCGTAGCCCCAAGGTTTGTTCTAGCACCCGATGCCGTTGTAGCGCCCGTACCACCCTGCGCCACAGAAAGCGGGATACCAATCGTGGACGTATCAGCATCCACCACATCCGTACCGTCGCAGTACAAGATGGCCCGCGCACCCTGCGATACCGTCACACCCGGCGATGCCTGACCCGAAGTGCGAATGCCTAAGGTGTAAGACCCCGTGGTCTGGTTGCTCACCCAGTACTGCTGGGCAGTCGTCGGAACAATGATGTCCCGGTTACCAGTCAGCGCACCCGTGAAGATATAAGCCGTCTTGTTTAGCTCGGCAATCGATAGCGTGTAGTTACCCGTACCGGCAACGTCAATCTGCAACACGCTAAAGGCATAAATGGCAGACTGACCAAAACCAATCGTCCAGAACTGAACACCATCCGTCACGATGATGCAGGAGTCTCCCGGCGACAACACAAGCGTCGAAGCGCCGTTAATCGACTCTGAACTATTTGGGTCAATCGTCAAATCGCCCGTGCCGTTGTTACGAACTTGCACAAACCAGTCGTTGCCCAAAGTCGGGGCAGCGGTCACGCTCAAAGTTCCTGAACCACCCGTCCAAATCAGCGCCTTGGCACGGTCGCTCACACCCGTCGTGTAGTTGGTGTTAAACGTCGAAACCGGAGCAGACTGGTTCAGCGTGGTCGCAATCGCCTTCAGCCCAAGACCAGCCAGAGCCGATGCGTTAGTCGCAGAAACCGATGCCCCGTACTGGAACGACCGCCAAGTGCCCGCCGCAGTGCTGTTGTCCGTCAGGTAAATCTGAAACGTGCTGCCCGAAGTCGGAGCGCAAATCTGCACCCCAGTGCTCGTCTTAACCGTAAACGTGTTTGATCCCACGTTGTTAAACAGCACTGTCTGACCGTTGCTGGCCTCAGTCGCATCCGGCATCGTAATGACCAGACTCGTCGTCGTAGCATTGATGTCCATGATGGACGCCACAACGTCATTCGTCGGAGCAGTCTCTAAAGGCCAATCCAGCGTCTGACTAATGGTCAGAGATACATAGCGATACGACACATCACTTGGATAAATCGTCGTGCCGCCGAAAGTTTGTGTAAAGGACGCCATGGTTATGCCTCACGCCGGTTCGTAGACCGATCAACAATCTTTTGCAAGTCTTCGCCGTTCAACGCCGCCAGCGCACGATCATAATACGACTGCCAAAGCTGCACACGTTGGTCATCCTTGACAAAGGGCGTTGCCTCAACAAGGGCCCCGTACAGCAGCAGATTCGGAGCGTACTCAGAAAGCCAGTTGGTCTGATTCGCCTCATCCAGCAGCGGCGGCAGTTCGTAATACAGGATCTCTACCGGATAGGTCGCGTCTGGTGTCGGCGCAAAAATCCAATACTGATAGTTGTAATCCGCGTAGAACTCTGGTGCATCAGTTTCGGTCTCATTCGGCCAATACTGCCTGATGTACTCGTAAGAACGCGGGAAAACAGGAACCCGAGTATTGTTTCCAGTACCAGTGCCGTAGTTAATGCTGACCGTATCGCGCCACCGATCAGGCTTGGCATACACCGCAACGCCGGTTTGCATCGCCATTGTCACGACATTCTGGAACCCTTGGATCTTAAGTTCACGCGCAATTCGTCGTTCAGCTAAAGTAATTAAACGAGGAATCTGATCGTAAACAATAGGGTCAGTCGCGCCGCCTCGCTCAAGGTAGTTGCGAATGTCGGACTGTAAGCTGGTAAAAGTCATCGAAGCAGGCATTACACAACTCCCGACAAATACATGGCACGTTCGTCTTTTCTGCGCTTAACCAAGCCGGGTAG